AACGTGCTAACCACGTATTCTAAACTCAGGGATCTACCTGATAGTTTTGATCATTTGATTAAGTTTGAACCTACTATTCCTGAACCTCCACATACAGCGGAGCAACATACTGAGATGGGTAAGTATGCAGACTACCTACAACAATTGATGACTAGAGAGACAAAGTAATGGCCTACGATCAAAAGGGACAGAATGATGATTGGTTTGATCCACCAAGCATGAAGCATTTTTATCAGAACCCGTTAGATTCAATGCCCATAGCAACGGATAAAGGTGAACCAATTGACACTGCTCCATCTGAGTGTCAACCACCTGGTGTCGATGAAGAGATAACTATACATGAAAAGATGTACCGTCTAGCAACTCAGAACGGTAGTACCATAGGTGGTTCGGAACATTGCCATGACGATCACAGTTAGTCCTTTTGCAGAACCCTGGTCTATAACCCCTGGAGTAACCAGACCTACGTTCACAATTAACCAGACAGTTACAGCAGCAACAGACGATGCTTTACAAGAGGAGATTACTAATGTAACTGCTGTTGTAGATGGAACTGAACCTGATATAGTAATAACTCCTGGAGTAACTTCTGTGGCGATCACAGGGTCGTTTCAGGATCCTTTTGTAGATGGGTTTACTTATGTTGAACCTGGTGAATCAGATAAGACGATGACACCGATCACGGTTGAGAGAGTACCTAACATGCCAGCAGGTAAAAGGTTATATGATCTTGATCAGGATATGACTGCATATACTACTAAGACTATTACTGTTACAGTATCATGGGAATTAAGTACTGTAGCTCAGACACCTGAAGTCTTTACTCTTACAATGAAAATAAATAACTCATGGGAAGGTATTCATACCTTCATGGGTGACTACTACGATTATTTGAACTAATGCCAGCAGTAACTAGAGTTGGAGATGCAGACGTATCTCATTGTTCAGGAATGGTCAGAGCACAAGGTTCTGGTAACGTATTTTGTAATGGGATTCCGATCTCTCGTCAAGGAGATAATAACACTGGTCATTTATTGCCTGGTGTTCCATGTCCTTCACACTCAGCACCTATAGGTTCGGGGAGTGGATCCGTATTTGTAAATGGCAAAGGATGTGGTAGAATAGGGGATGCAACATGTACCAGCGTAGCTGCTGGTTCACCCAACGTATTCGCAGGTGGTTAATTATGGCAACAAAGACTAAACCAGGTGGTTTTGGTACACATCAACATGTAGAACCAATACCCAAGAGAACAAGACAAGGCACAGGGTCACACACTAAGTACTCTGCTACCTCACGTAATAAGGCAAGAAAGAGGTACCGTGGCCAAGGAAGATAAAGGATATAAAGGTAATGCGAATCGCCCTGTAGACATGGGCGATAAGTTTAAAGAAGAGGGTTGGGAGTACTGTAGATACCTCATTACTGACCCTCGTTCTGACGTATATTTAAAGAAGAGCCAAGAGGAAAATAAAAAGGCTACAGATTGAGTATAAATATAAAGAAGGTTAATACTACATTGGATGTCTTTTGTATCGAAGTCCTTTCGTGACTTCAGCCTGACTTTTGAAAAGAATGCGGTGACGAACGATGTTCTGTCACTGAAAAATGAAGCAGCTATTAAAGCAGCAGTCAAAAATATTGTTTTATATAACTTTTATGAGAAGCCCTTTGATCCCGCATTTGGTGGTAATATAATTGGTCTTCTATTTGAAAATGTTACACCTGACCTAATCAGTTCTTTAGAGCGACAAGTAGCTGATTGTATCAATCTATATGAACCCAGAGTGGCAGTCTATGAAGTTACTGTTGATTGGGAAGAAGATTATTATGAATTAAACGTGAGTGTTGCTTATGTAATCTTAGGGATTCCACCTAAGTTTGATAATATCGAAGTTGCATTTAAACCGTAATGGCATTTAACCAGATCAACGCTCTTGAATTCAACGAAATCAAGGCACAGATAAGAGACTATATGAAGGCACAGTCGCAATTTAGCGATTATGACTTCGAGGGATCCTCTTTGACAGTTCTTTTGGACGTTTTAGCGTATAATACTTACTATACTTCGGTTAATGCTAACCTTACAGTTAATGAAGGGTTCCTTGAAACTGCTGTTTTACGTGAAAATGTTGTAAAGCTAGCACGGATGATTGGTTATACACCTAAATCTGCTCGTTCTGCACAGACAGTTGTTAATATAAGTGTTCAAACTGCATTCCCATACCCTAAGACAGTTACAATTGTTGCAGGATTGGTACTAAACTTCACTGGATTAGATAATAATAACTTTGTTTTCTCGGTTCCAGTCGATACTACACAGAGTGTAGACAGTACAACAGGTATTGCAGCCTTTAATAACCTATCTTTGTATGAAGGGATCTTCCTTGAAGACACTTTTGTACGTAATTCTTCTACACGACAACGTTTCATCCTTACAAATAAGGATGCAGACACCTCTATTATGTCAGTTGAGGTCACTTCTGGAACTGTCACAGAGAAATATCTACAAGCAACAGACATTACTAAGATTGATTCTACCTCAAAGATCTTTTTCCTTGAAGAATCTGAGTATGAGGTACCAGAAATCCTCTTTGGAGACGATGTTCTAGGTAAAGATCTTAATGATGGTGACGTTATTACCGTTAGATATACCACATCAAGTGGATCTGGCGCAAATGGACTTAAAGTTTTTGATAATATTGGCAATTACCTAGACAATGTTGGTAATACAATCAGTACTGGCATCACAATTAGTGCTGTAACCTACCCAGATGGCGGTGCTTTACCAGAAACTACTGAATCTATCAAGTTTTCTGCACCGAAATTCTATTCTGCATTCGGTAGAGCAGTTTCTACTCGTGATTATGAAGCAATTATTCCTCAAATCTACCCTAACGTATCGTCAATTGCGTGTTATGGTGGTGAAGAGGCATCTCCACCTGAATATGGTAAGGTATTTTTGGCAATCAAACCAAAAAATGCTGATAAATTATCACTTTCAGAGAAAAATGTTATTCTAAAGAAGCTTAGAGACTACTCTGTAGCGGCAATTCAGCCTTCAATCATTGATCCATCGATACTTTACATCGATTTGGACAGTTTTGTTTACTTTAACCCCAATGATACTCGCAGAGAACCTTCCGAAATTAAAAATGTAGTGCTTGCAGCACTAACTGCGCTTAATACAGGTGCAGAATTTAATAAATTTGGTGGAAAATTCAAATTCTCCAAACTTCAGAAGATAATTGATGATTCTGAGGTATCAATTACCTCTAATATCACTCGTGTTAAGATGAGAAAGAACGTAACAGTCGATTTGAACGCTCGTGTCAACTATAAGATCTGTTACGGTAATAGAATTAACCAACAAACTGATACTCCTGCTGTTACTAGTAGCGGATTCAAGATTGTTGGAGATGATCTTAACCAATATTACATGAATGATGATGGTAAAGGTTCATTGCGTCTTTATTACGTAAAGGATACTGGTGCGTTTGAGTATGTCGATGGTCTATGGGGATCAGTTGATTATACAAATGGTGAAATTGTCATTAACGATTTGATTATCCAGTCAACTTCAGTGATTGGAAACCTATTGCAAATATCTGCAATACCTAAGTCCAACGACTTAGTTTCTTTGCGAGAGACCTATCTCACATTAGGCATAGATAATACTGTTGTTAGTGTTGTAGAAGACACTATCAGTAGTGGTTCAAATCTTTCTGGTACTGGAGTTGTACCAGAGTCAAGCTATAGTTAGTTAACAGATGACAAATTCTTCCTGGAAGGTTAGTTCGTGGACTACGCCGACCACTACGGTTACAACAACGCCCGTACCGTCGGAGGTCAGCCCTGAATCGAGATCGCAGATTTCCCATAACGTATCTGGGCAATTTGCTAGTTTCATACAGGATAATTATCCTACCTTCATTTCGTTCGTTAAGGAATATTATAAGTCACAAGAATTAAAGGGATATTGCTTTGACATCATCCAGAACTGGGGTGACTATTATAACATAGATGCTTTTGGTGGTTTAGTTACTGAGACTAAGCTAATTTCTGCTGTAACAACTTCTTCTACAACTGTTGACGTTGAATCTACTCGTGATTTTCCAAATGAAGGTCTACTTTTAATTGATGATGAGATAATTCACTATCAAAGTAAGGGTCAGACACTATTTCAGACTTGTTCAAGGGGATTTAACGCTGTAAGAGGTGTTGGAGAGGAAGGAGAGTATAGATCTGAGAATACTGTTGCCGCTGCACACGCTCTTGGCACTAAAGTTGTCAACTTAAACAATATTTTCCCACTTTATGTTCTTGGAAAGTTCAAAGAACAGTTCTTAGCAACATTTCCGAAGAATTTTGCAGAGGGAGTAACTGAATCAACTGTAATTAAGCGAGTTAAGGACTTTTATGCCGCAAAAGGGTCTACAAGGTCTTTCCAATTCGTTTTAAGAACACTTTTTGGCGTAGAATCAGAAGTTGACTACCCAAGAGACAGAATTTTCAAGCCATCAGACGCATATTACACTTCTAGGGAAGTAATTCGTGCTGTTGCTGTTTCTGGAGACCCAAATGACCTTGTTGGGCAAGTTTTGTATCAGGAAAGTGATCCTGATGACCCAAATGTTGCCGCTGCGCGGATTTATGTTAAAGGAGTAGTAGAAGTTTTCACTTCTAGCGGATCTATCTTTGAAATTGACGTAGATACCAATAATTCACTCGGAACTTTTGTAACTCCATACAAATCGATGCTTTCATCTGATTTGGGTGGTGAAGTAAACGATCAAATTGTCACTGTTGACTCTACATTGGGTTGGCCAGAGATAAATGGAAGATTTAGGATAGAAGATGAGATTATATCATATACAGATAAAACTGTAACCCAATTTTTAGGATGTTCACGTGCTAGAGAGAATACACTCAATGTAGCACATGATGCAGGGCAAGAAGTATTTGCCGCGTTTAAGATTTATGGATATTCCAATGTTGATAACTCTGAAATTCAATTAAAAGTCTATGGTGGAACCAGAGGAGTTAAACTAACTGATGGTGGGCAGTATTACCTTCCAAGTAGTAAGGTTAGTACTCCAGCCGCTCCAGGATTTGATAGTATTGATCCAGTTTGGGAGAGTTTCACATATAACGTAAGAAGGGCACTCAGAGGTGTCTCAGCGACCCTAGGAACGACGAATAACGATGGTTCTGTTCGTTGTACCATTGTCACAAAGGAACCACATAGGTTAATCAGAGATGATGTGATTAGAATCCTCAATGCACCAGAGGATATCTACAATAACCAGCATGACGTTGTTGGTATTGTTAATGAGACTACTTTTGAGTTTATCTTCTCATCTAGACCTGCTCTGGGCATAACAGGATTTGAATTCTACATTGCTAGAGAGTTTGCGTATGGTACGAGTGATTACGCATCTATCAATAATGTAGTTAAGGATTATACCGCAGACGTACAGAATACTTACAAATCAGATACGGATGTTATCGTCGCTAGTACAGGTGTACCATCACATAAGATTGGACCATTCGGTTCAGGTGACTTACCACCAGGTAACCAGAGATATCTTAAGAGAATCCCCATAACACCATCCACCAAGAGTACAAAGACAGCTACTCCTATTGGACAAATTGGTATTGGATCAAATGGTGTTCCGTTGTTTTCATATAAAGGAAGAGACATTAAGAAGTTTGGTGGATTATCATCAATCACTAAGAATAATGGTGGCGCGGGATATGACATCACAAACCCACCTACAGTTGTGTTTGAAGAAGATTATGCGCTCAATGGAGTCTATACAATATACACTAGAGTAAAGCATAACGGAAATAGGTACCAAGCTGTTACTAGTGGTAGAACATCATCAACTGTTTACCCAACACACACATCTGGTATCGTAACATTAGGTACAGTTAACTGGGAATACGAAGGAACTCCCGCAGCTGCTACTGTTTCTGTCCTAGGTGAGGTTATAGCGATTAACGTTACTGCGGGTGGTAGTGGATATGTTACAGAACCTATTATATCAATTACTGGTGGTGGAGCTAGCAATGACAATCAGGCAACTGGTTCAGCGCAGATCACTAATGGTACAGTTACTGGAATCATAGTAACTAACAAGGGTAGCGGATATACTAGTGTTCCTACAATCTCTATTAGTGGAGGAAGCGGACAAGGGGCAACTGCAAGTGCCATTTGCCGTGGACCAATCAATACAATTAACATTACTAACGCAGGAAGTCAATATACTTACGAACCATCGATCAAATTGATATCTGGTAGTGGTGCTGTTGCGTATCCTTCCATTTTAAACGGAAAGATTGAAAGTATCATTGTAACCTTTGGTGGTAGTGGATATTATGGAGCTCCAGACGTTATTATTACTGGAGATGGAGTTGGTGCTACCGCATTTGCTCAAGTAGACCTTTCTACCAATATTGTTACTGGTATCCTTGTAACAAACAAAGGATCTGGTTATAGCGCAGGTGCTACAAGCATTGATATCGTATATCCAGGTACAGGCGCATCATTCCAGACTAAATTAACAGAATTAACTTATAATGAGGCAGCAACCTATGAAGAACTCGGTGTTCCCGCTAGTTCCTTCACAAATAGGAAAACTACGGATGCTGCAGGTGGTACAACACTCAAAGGTGAGAACTATTTGATATATGCGGGTGAATACGGATATTTGTATAACCCTAAGAAACTTAGGTACCTTTTAAGAGATAATATTGACAGTAATCTTAATGAGTTGAATCCAACTGGGCATTCACCGATTATTGGTTGGGCATATGATGGACACCCCATATATGGACCTTATGGATTTGAAGATCCTGAAAATACTACACCATATAACTCATATAAGTTGATGATATCATCTTATAATGTAAAGACCTCTAGAGATGCTCTTCTAAGCGGTCTAACAGACCCTCTAGGGACTTATATTGAAGATTATGAGTATACGGAAGGATATGGAGATTTAGACCAATATAATGGCAGATTCTGCGTTACTCCAGAATATCCAAATGGAGTTTATGCATATTTCGCTACAATCAAGGGTACTGCGGGACAACCGAAGTTTCCATACTTTATTGGACCTAATTTCTACTCAGAAGCGAATGCTGTCAACTGGAACGGTAATGGTCTTCAGAAAAACTTTACAGAAGACGCAATTCGCTATAGAAAGCCATTTATCGGCACAGATAACATTGTAGCGAAGAGAAAACAGTTAGATAACAAAGTTGACTTCTTCTTAGCACTAGAAGACACCACAACATTGATTGTGATGGAAACTGGAGAGATTCTATCTTATCTTGAAGATGGAATTGGATACTTCAGCTACTATCCTACAATTAGAGGTGGTACTGCAGATTCATTGATCGTTTCCGCAACTAATAAGTATTCTTCCGCTGGAGTTGATCAATATCTTGTAGAAGGTGGCGGTAATGGATATAAAGTCAATGATAGGCTCTTATTTGATAATACTGGCACTGATGGTGAAGGTGTTAGTGCTACTGTATCCGCAATTACTGGAGAACCAGTTAATACAGTCGCAAGTGTAGTCGATGCTAACACAGATGTCTATACTCAGACTATAACCACTTCAGAGAAGCATTATTTGAATGCTGGTGATAATGTTACCGTTTCTTTAACGGATAACCTCTATACTAGAGAACTTTCAGCTAAGGTCATAGGTGATAAGTACCATTTCAAGTATTTCCAATTATCTGGAAGTGGAAGGATGGATCTAATCAAGGAATATGCTAATACAACAGCATATGTCCTAGCTGATCTTATTTACGTTGGCAATAGAGTTTATAAAGCTGCAGAAAGTGGAACTTCTGCATCTACTGCTCCAACACACACATCTGGTACTGCAAGTGATGGTTCAATCAATTGGACCTACATGAGAATCCGTACAGACGGTAATTTGGTACAAGGTGGATGGTCAAGTATTACTGGTGGTAGTAATTACCTTGATGCCACATATTTCGATGTTCCATTATCATCTAATGGATCTGGACTTACTGCTAAAGCAACTATCGTAGTTTCTGGTGGTGCGGTAACTACAGTCACTATTACAGATGCAGGTTATGGATATAACGTAGGTGACACTATTAGTGCTGCAAATGTCAATTTAGGCAATGCATCATCTCCTGCTGGTTCTGGATTCACTATTACACTAACTGAAGTCGAAACTGAAGCACAATGCCATACAACTTTGCCACATCAACTCGGAATCGGCGATATAGTCAATATTTCGGGAATTACTCCTTCTGGTTACAATAAAACCGACTATTCCGTTGTTAGAACTGAAACTCTTCGTAGATTTACCGTAAAACGTAATTTTGGAACTATTGCAGCTGCAAATACGACTTCTTCCGAGGTTTATGTCCAAGAACCCAAATTACAACTTATTTCGGGGCACAAATACAAGATTGACACTTCCGATGCAAGTAATGTTGGAAAAACACTTGCATTTACTTTAGATCCCGCAAATACCGATATTTTCACTTATAAGAACATTACTGATGAAGAAAGGGATCCAATTACGGGTGCTCAGAATTCTATTACAATTTTCATAAAAGATTTACCTGGAATCTTCTATTACTTCGATATTCAAGGAAATGTAACTGGAAGTTACTTTACATCCATAAATGATCCTATTATTGGAACACAGACAGTTTTAAGTAAGACAGACTTTGCATTTACATATGTAACAGCACTTGCACCTGAAAGTGGATATTCAACAGGCATTACTTATACTACAAACTCAATTTACCCTACAGGGGGAGTTGCAACCATCTCTATAGGAGATCCTGGAAGAAACTACTCATCTCTTCCAAAATTAAGTGGATCTACTAGATCTGGATCTGGTGCAGCTGGTGTTGCTACTATTTCAGGTGAATTGTCTAGTGTTTCCATTACAAACGATGGATCTGGATATAATCAAAGTCAACTTCCAACAGGAGTTGTATCATTACCCGATTATGTTGATTTAACACTTACTGGGGTACTTGGATCGTTTATTAAGGATGAAGTTGTAATATCTCAAACAACTCAAGGAAATCAGACTGCTAGAGGTAGTGTTATTTCTTGGGATCCTACTTCTTCGACAGTAAGAGTTAAACCACTTAAGAATGAAAGAGTGGGTGCTGCTAATAAGGGATATATTATGTTTAGTAGTGGTAATGCTATTACTAATAAAATCTACAGTTCAGATTCTCAAGCATCTATTAGTGCTGTAAGTGGAACACAAGCTATTGTTGCTACTACAGTAGATGGTGCTGGTACATTAACTCAAGTTACTGTTACTAACGGTGGTTCTAATTATAGATCTGCTCCAGACATTATATTTGACGATCCTTACTATGGAACTGTTTCTACAGTTGGAAATATCACTGAATCTGTTTCAAATGCCTTTACTGCAGATACAACAACTACAGGTGTCACTCAAACCTCTATTGCAGGTTCTAGTGGATCTGGAGCAGAGTTTACAATAGTCACAGATGGTAATGGTGCAATTAGCACAGTTACATGTACTGATGGCGGTAGTTCATATGTACTAGGTGATACACTAACATTTGACGGTACTAAACTTCCTGGTGGTGCTTCTAACGAAGATTTTGATGTGACAGTTACTACATTGGCACATGCAGACGTAGCTTCTATTGGAACAGTATTAGATGCTTATGTAGATACAGTAACCGTTACAAACACTGGATCTGGTTATTTGTCTGCTCCTGACATTTCTGTTAGTGGTGGTCAAGGTATTAACGCTTCATTCACTGCTGCAATTGCAAATGAGGGAGTTTCCAGTATATCCATTGCAGCTGCTGGTCAACAGTTCAGAAGTGCTCCAGTAGTTAATATTACTCAGAAGAAAGGAACTGGTGCTTCTATATTACTTAAGTCTTCCGATTTGGGTGAGATTCTTAAGATTAGTGGAGATAACATTACTTTCAACTATTCTCACGATAGAACTTTAAAACCAGAACTTAATACCACATATAACCTACAATTAACAAGAACTCAAGTTATCGACTACTTTGATGTAGTCAATGGTGGTTCAAACTTTGTATCTACACCAGAGATAGTTCTTACAGGTGGTAGTGGATCACTATATGATCTAAAGGCAATTATTGAAAATGAAGTTATACAGAGCATTCTAGTTGAAAATGCTGGTAGAGGTTTCTTATCTGGTCCTTTAGTCGGTGCCAAGGTAACTCATACATGGGTTGGTCTACAATCTAACCATACATTAAACTTCCCATATAACACAAAGATTCCAACTGGAACTAAGGTTTATGTTGATCAGATCACTGGTCAGTTGCCAGCTCCATTAGTTGAGGGTACAGCATACTATGCAGTAGCAGCTACAACTGGAAATGGATTGGGAGATAACCAACTTAGACTTGCTACATCTCTTGCAAATGCTAATACTGAGACAACTATTACATTTACTACTCCTCCTGTTGGTGATGCATTAACTGGACAGACATATTTCACTTTATATACTACTGATCTTGGCGATGTTATCAATGCATACATGAAACCTGCTACTTTCTCTGTTGGAGAAAGGATTTATCAGGGTGCATCAACAACTTCATATACTGCATACGGTTATGTTAAGAATTGGGATGCTTCAGGTCGTGTTGTTAGTGTTGAAATCGTAGAAGGTGAATTTAAGGTTGGTGAACCTGTATTTGGTGAAGAGACTGCAGCGTTTGGTCAGATTCATGCATTCGATAGAGCAGATGCAGTATTTGATGTATCTCCTATCAGTACCTCTGCTACTACATGGGAAAGAACCACTGGTTTCTTAGATCTTAACGAACAGAGACTATATGACAGTGATAGGTATCAGGAATTCTCATATGATATCTCATCTTCCATTAATATTAATGATTGGAAGAACCCACTTAAGTTTGCTGCTCACCCTGCAGGATTTAAAGTCGTTGGTACACAAGTACTATCACAAGGAGTTAAGAAAACATATAGACCTAAGCCATCTGAGAACTTGGCTGCTGGTAATGAGTTTGATTGGTGGGTTCCAGTAACAAATACATTACAAACTACCTTTAACGGTACAACTTATGTTCTACCTAAGCCAACCGCAAAGGCAACTGGTAAACTTTCTCAGATTCAGAACTACTCTCTTGGTAAAGCAGATTATTCTGCTGCAGTACCTACTGAAGTTCAGATTTATGGTAGGCAACTACTAGACATTCAGAAGATCTTATCTTGTATCTCATATAAGATTGATGATATCACTGATAAGAGCATTACGTTCGATGGATCATCATCAAGTATAGTAAGTACCGCTAATAATCAGATTACACTAACTGCACATGGATTAGTTGATAATCAGCGTATGATTTATCAAGCTGGTGGTGATAGATTCCAAGATGCTAGAGATCTAGTCATTAAGAATATTGATTTCATCGTTGAAGAGACAATTGGTTTCTTGAATGCTTCATATCCAAGTCTTACATATAACTCTGCTACATGTGCTAGAGATATTAGACTTGTAGTTGCTGCATGGGCAAATGATTTAAGGTATGGTGGTAACTGGTTTACTCTATCTGCTACAAATCAATATGTTGGTGGTGTTGTATCTCAGGGCAATGCATATATTGATGCTGCGAATCTACTGAGAGACAATATGAACTTCATTGCTGCTGAAGCAGTGTATAGAATGTTACAAGATGCTACAGTTGGTATTCCAAGTGGTTATCCAGGTGTTCCTGGTCATGATGATAATTGTATTGATGACGTTGTTGATGTAATAGAAGCAGTTGCTTACAACTTACGTTATGGTGGTAATAGCGAGGTATGGGATGCTGCAAACTTCTATGTTGATGGTGTATACTCAAATCCTGCTCCTGTTGATGGTGAAGAAGTCCAAGCGATTTGGACATTCAATAAGGCAAAGGAATTAGCTGCAGATGTTCTTATCAATACTGCAATTACTGTTCAAGGTAATCACGGTCTTACTCAAGTCACTAATACCAATCCTACTTTCAGTGCTTCTGTATGTGCTACAGTTGATTCTGCAATGGACACTCTCTTTAATATTGTTACTACTGCTCTTTCTACTAATAGCCTTACTTCCGTAGTTAGAACGAATCCATCCAATCATATTAGGCATGTTGAGGGTGAAGAGACTGAGACCATATATGCATTTAATAAAGCAAGAGACCTTGCATTACTAGCTGTTGTCAATAACTTACCTGCTTATGGTACATATTCAACGACAGCTACGGTTAAAGATTTAAGTATTACAGAACCCTCAGACAGTTGTGTAAGTGTCACAAGCGCAATCACAACGTTGTCTAAGATCATAACTGATGGTATTGATAACCCATCAACATTACCTAATCCAGACACAGGAAACTATCCTAAGACAAGAACAGGAACTCCTCTTGGTGGATTAACTAATGGTGTTGGATATTTCTGCAAATACGTTAATGCGAACACTATTGAACTTAGAGAAGTTGCTGGTGGTGATGCAATTAACATATCTGCTGTTGGAACAGGAGTTGGACATACATTTAGAGTATATCATGACGGAGTCAATACTCAATTCCCAATAACAACTAGTGGAGATACACTTACTACAAAACTTGGTAAGACACCAGATAAAGATCAACTAATGGTCGTTGCTAACGGCGTTGTTCAGAATCCTGCGAACTATACTTACTCTAGTGATGTAATAACATTCAATTCTCCTCTTCTTATAGAATCTCAGATAATTGCAATGTATTATGATCGTAAGTCATATACTTCCAGTTTCATCCTAGATCAGATTGGTGATGAGGTTAAGAGCTTCTCTACTGGTATAAAGGGAACAGGTACACATACATTTGTAAGTGGCGTTACTAATGCTATTACAGCGAATGCTGGAGGACCATTTACTGCTGCCTCTGGAACAACCTATAATCCTACTACTGGATTGTTGGTACTAGAAATTGGATCACATAGTCTTACTACTTCCAATACAATCACTATTGCTGATGGTGGAATTACATTTACTTGTGATGGTGATGCTCATGGATCGAATCATGCATATCCTCGTTCTTCAGATCCTGCTTCTGGAAAAACACTTGCAATCACTTCTCCAACTGCCACAAAGATTACAGTTGATGTAGGTAAGTCATTTGATCCTATTGATGGATTAACAGCAGGATATGGATATACTGATGGAACCTATACTAGCGTTCCTCTTAAGAATAGACTTGGATCTGGTAATGGTGCTACTGCTGACATTACAGTTTCAGGATCTAAAGTAACTAATGTTGCTGTAAATACTGCTGGTAATGGATATACAGAGGATGATGTATTAGGTTTATCTGAGATTGGATCACAATTAACTCAGAACTATGCTCCTAGTACAGCAACTTATACACCTAGTACAGGTGTACTAGTATTGACCATTGGAGCACATGATATGCTTGCTCCAACCACACATCAAGCTTCTGCTGCTGCATACAACCCAACAACGGGTGAAATGATAGTAACAGTTACTGGTCATGGATTTACTAACGGTGAGAAGGTTAAATTTGCAGATGACTGCCTAACATTTACATGTACACATGGTGGTGGTAATCACACTTATCCTCGTAGTACTGACCCATTGAGTAGTAAGTGGATTCCTGTATACGATGTGACTGCTAATACTTTCACTGTACAGGTTCTGGATACTATTCCTTCTACTAACGTCACAGATCATACTTTCGTATCTTGTACTGCTACTGGTATCAGTCATGCAAGATCATATGTCAGAATCGCAAATGATGCTTTAATATTCTCATGTACTCATGGTGGCGGTGGTAACCACACATATCCAAGAGCTACAGATCCTATTGGAAATCTATTTGATACTCCTGTAGATGCTATAGCTGCAACTACTATTACAGTTAATGCACTTAATGGTACTGCTGCAACTAACACTACTACTCATACTTGGCAGGGATTAAGTACTTACCAGTATCAACCAACTGAAGTTGTGTATCTACCAGCATCAGGTGATATGGTATGTACAGTTGCTGCTCATGGACTTAATAAGGGTGATAGAATCAAGTTCACAGAGAATTCTTTAACATTTACATGTACTAAGGATAATAATTTCACTCAGCACACATATCCTCGTGCTTCTGATCCTTCAGGTGGTGCTTGGTTAACTGTTTCCGAAGTAACTACAAATTCATTCAAAGTTAACGTTGGTAAGAACGAAAGGTTCCAATATACACCTACCAATTCAACTTACAATGCTACTACTGGTGATCTAACGTTGACCGTTGGATCTCACAGCATAGCTGCACCTACAGCTCATACAGCAACAGGTGCTGTTTACACTCCTGCTGATGGTAAGGTAGTAATTACTATCACTGGTCATGGATTCAGGAATGGTGACTATGTTCTAATTGAAGATAGTTCATTAACATTCACATGTACACATGGTGGTGGTAATCATTCTTATCCAAGAGCAACTGACCCAATTAGCGGTAAGTTTGTAGAGATATTTGATGTAACTCCTAACACCTTTACAATTCAGTGTTTAACCACTGTTCCATCAACCAATACTACAACTCATACATTTGTTGCCGCTGCTGCTGGTGGTATTAAGAAAGCATTAGATGCAGTAACAATTGAAGAGAATGGATTAGTATTCACTTGTGAAATGGATGATAGAGCTACTAAGCACACCTATCCTAGAAAATCTGATCCTGCTTATAATACTATACTTCCCGTTAAAGCGGTCTCAGGCAACGTTATTACAGTATTCGTTGGGAAGTCACCAACTGTTAATTACACCCCTACAGGTGCCACCTACGATACAACCACAGGCATTATGGAACTGACTATCGGTTCTCATAGTCTTGTTTCTGGTCAAAGTATTAAATTGGCAGATGGTGCGGTAACATTCTCTTGTACTCAAGATGGTAATGCTACAAATCATGCTTATCCAAGAACATTAACAGATGGATTGAATCTGGATAGTGTTCTGTATAATCCTAATAATGGGGTTATGACAGTTACGTCACCTGCACATGGAATGAACAATGGTGACTGGATTAAGTTTAAGAGAGAATCATTAATATTCACATGTGATCTTGATGGTAATACAGCTAAGAAGCAGTATCCAAGATCTACTGATTATGCAGATGATAGATGGTTGAAGGTATCAAATGTTACATCGAATGCTTTTGATGTCACTGTTTTAGATACAATTCCTTCTACTAATACTGATAATCATCTATATGTTGCTCCAACTAAGTTATCTCCACATAATGCAGATTACAACCCAACAACGGGTGTAATGACTGTACAGAATTCAAGATTTAATGTTAGTGATGCTACCTATAATCCTACTAGTGGTGACTTAGTTCTATCCATTGGTACACATGATTTAACTACTCTTGATAGTATTAGACTTGCTCCTGAATCATTAACATTCAGTTGTGGTGCTGCAACAGGTGTTCATACCTTTGTAAGTTCTACTGGAATCACAGGAAGTAACGGATTTAGTGGAACACCAAGTGCTGCTACCTACACACCTTCTACAGGTGATTTAACATTCACAGTGGCTGGTAACACAATGACTACAAGTCATACAATTACCTTAGCTGCAAATTGCTTCACATTTACTTGTGATGCTGATAACCATGCCACAAATCATGCTTATCCAAGATTGACCGACCCTGCATATAATACACCACTTGTAATATCAAATGTTAGTGGTAATGATGTAACTATCAACGTTGGACAATCAATCGCTACTGAGAGTGCATACCCTCGTGCTACTGATTATGCTTACAACTCTACATTACCTATCACAGCAGTTGCTGCTACTAGCATTACTGTTAATGTGAATGGTGGTGCTGGTGCAATTAGCGTTTCTTCTGCTCATTCCTTCTCTTCAGCAACTACTGGTGCTGTCCTTGCTGGACATGGATTATCAGATGGCGATTTCGTCAAGTTTGATGATGAATCCTTACTATTCAGTTGCACACAAGGATTAGGCACATATTCTTATCCTAGACCTGCTCAAGCACAATACACTGCTGGTGCTGGAACAACTTATAGTCCAACTACAGGTATCCTAAAAGTCACTACAACTGTTAACCATAAGATTAATATTGGGGATAAGATTAAGTTGGATGATGGTGCACTATCCTTTAGTTGTACTGCTGGATCATTCACACATACTTACACTGGTGGTACTGTAGCAGATGCTGTTACTGTAGTTACCGATAGCAATACTAAGAAGAGCGTCACTGCTGCCACATACACTCCTGCAACTGGTCTGATAGAATTAACAATTGGATCTCATAGTTATACAACAAGTGATACTATTAAGATCACTTCTAACTCTCTATCATTCACTTGTGATGAAGATAGTCATGCGACTACTCACACATATCCTAGAATCACTGACCCTGCATACGAAGCAATTCTACCAATCACTGCAGAGACTGCTACTACAATTACAGTTCAAGTTGGTACTGCACAGACTACTGCTGCTACTGCGTATCCAAGATCCACAGACTTTGCTAGTGGTAAATGGTTGAGAGTTCTTGCTAAGACTGCTAATACATTTGATGTTAAGGTATTAGATACTATTCCTTCTACAAATATTGCACCTCACACATGGACTGCAGGAGCAACTAATGGAATCTCATTGAAGGATCCTGCGAGTGGTGCTTTCCTTCCAGTTTCTAACACTGACTTTAATACGTTTACTGTTCAGGTTCTTAATGATACACCTTCTACTAATACAACACCTCATACCTTCATATCTGCTACAGATAACAGTTTGACTATTGCTCCATTTGAGAAGAAGCGTGACCCATTCTATGATACTTCATTAGAGATCATTGCAACTACTGCTACAACGATTAGTGTTGATGTTTTAACGTCTACTCAAAGTAGCAATACTTACGCACATACCTACGTTTCTGCGCTAAGTAACTCTGTTATAACGGGGGGTAATTATACTCATAAGTTTGTTACTGCTAATGCTGGTGCAGTTAAAGCAGGAGATAGGCACAGTTTTGTTAGTGCCACTTCTACAGCTGTCACAAGAGGTATTGTAACTACTGGAGTTTATGCATATGACCAACTTGCTGATGCTGGTAGACTCATACGTGATAACTTAGACTTTATTGCAACTACTGCTTATGGCAGAATGATTGCTGCTAATGGATCATTTGTAGTTCCAAGTTATACTAAGTGTATTCGTGATACTAAATTAGTCGTTGATGCTGTTGCAGATAACGTTGAATTTGGTGGAAATGATGCTACATATGATGCTGCATCATACTATCTTGAAGCACATCTAACTGGTGAAGAAGATCAATCTGTACAGGTGTTCAATCATGCTAGAGATATCTGTCGTGAGGTAATGCGTAACATTACGGTTACAACCAACTCCACTACTCTTGGATCTCAGTTTAAGGATCTTACAATTACTAATGATAGTGGAAATACTGTTTATGATACTAATGACTGCCAAAATGTCGCTTCTACCATCACAACTCTCTTTAATATTATTACTACTGCTGTTGGTACTACAAGTGGTGGTGCTGGTAATCTCAATAGCATTACTAGAACTGCGTCAGGTGCTCCTGATTTCCAAATCAAAGTGGGTACTGTAACCTTCGATGGTACTGATACAACATTCACAGCTCAGGTTGGTGGATCTACACAGGTATTACCTGCTTCTGATAACTTCTTAATATTCTTGAACAGTACTCTACAGGTTAAGGGTAGTACTGATTCTTACACATACACTGGTAGTGAATTAACCTTCAATGAAGCACCTCTACCTGGTATGGACTTCTATGGGTTCTACTTCGGTAAGATTGAACTTATTGATCCTCTTGCACCATACTTTGACAACAATAAGAAGACCTTCACAATGAAGAAGAATAATGATCCTCTTTCATTAGAATCTGATAGTGCTTCTGTTATTGCATCTAACAACTTAATTATCTTCATTAACTCTGTATTCCAGGAACCTGGAGTTGCTTATAACTTAAGAGGTTCTATTATTGAATTCAGTGAACCACCAAGAGCAGGATCTGAATGTGTCGCATTTATCTTCACTGGATCTGCTGATGACGTTCTAATTGATAAAACATTCAACTCTATTGATCCTGGTGATAGATTACAAATTGCTAGTGAAGGAAGCGATCGTTTGATTGCAACAGTTTCTAGTTCTACTACTGTTGACAGTTATGAGTATACTGGATTAAAACCAACAACTGCTGAGTTCACTGCAACTCTGGTTAGTGGAAAAATTACTCAAGTTGCTATAACCAGTCCTGGATCTAACTATGAAGTTCCTCCATTCCTTTACTTCCAAGGTGGTGGTGGAGAAGGTGCATATGCTGAAACAACTATTGAAGTTGGAAGTGGTAAAGTAACTGGGGTTATTAACCTAAATCCAGGTAACGGATATACTACAGTTCCAACTGTCCTTCCAGTACATCCTGTACATATTGAAAGGAAGCAAAGAAACAGACTTATATCTGATTCTGAGATGCTTGCAAATACTTACCTAACTACAACAATTACAGCAGCGTCTACAACTCTGAATTTAACGAATGTCTGGTATGACGTTTCTCAGAAGAATGGATTTGCTGATGAAGGTGAAGTACTTATTCCATATTATGACGCTGGTACCTCAGCATGGACGGTAGAAAGAATTCTCTACGGTGCAAAGAATACATCTGCTAACACTCTTACAGTCGCAACAGGCGGTAGAGGGTATGGTGGAACTACAGCTTCCGCAATTGCGGTCACAACAGGAACATATAGTTCTAGTGGCACCACATGTACTGTAACTACCTCTGGTGCTCATAATTTGGTATCTGGAATGTCTATCTACCTCCAACATACCAGTGGTACTGGATTTGATGGTTCCTACACAGTTTCAGTTACTGGAGCTACTGGATTCACAGTTCAGTATCCATTCTCCCGCAGTACAAGCGGAAACATCTCACTACTTCCAGAAGTTCGTCTGAGATCATTATAAATAACCAATAAAGCTTATAAGGCATGGCATTAGTCACTGACAAATTTAGAATATACGCCGCCGAGAGCTTCAGAGATACTCTGCAAAGTTCAAATAAGGTGTATATGTTCGTCGGTAGGGCGAAAACCTGGGGTAGTACAGATGTACCACCAGTAGGTGAACCTATCGATAGCTTTGAGTATGCAAGAGGTGTATACCAAGATTCTGTTGCCTTTAAGCGGGTTGATATATCGGATACTGCTCTCGTAGTACCTAGAGTTGATTGGACTGACCCTACTCAGACAACTGGTGGTGTTGGTCGTACATATTCAATGTACAAACCAGATTATGCTCCAGCAAAGACAACTGCTAATGGTGCATCTAGGTTATATGATTCAAACTTCTATGTAATGAACTCTGACTTCAATGTGTACAAGTGTTTGTACAATGGTCAGGATCCAACCTACCCAAGAGGAAGACCCTCATTGGTAGAACCAACTGGTACATCAACAACTATTATTGAGACCTCAGATAGTCCTGGTAATTACTCTTATCGTTGGAAGTACATGTACACCATCGATGCTGATAACATTCTAAAGTTTGTTACATCTGAGTTTATTCCAGTTCTTTCAAATGCTTTAGTAAAATCTGCTGCTAACCCAGGTTCAGTTGACACTGTTGTCATTGAAAATGCTGGTGCTGGTTATAACAACGGTACTTATACTAACGTTCCTGTTCGTGGTGACTATTCCATTAACGGTGGAACACAAGCACTTTGTACTGTAACTGTTGTTTCTGGTTCTATTTCTGCAGTAACTATTACTCAGGCGGGTGCTGGATACAGTTTTGCATCTATTGATGTTGCTTTGATCAATAACATTGGTAATGGTACTGGTGCATCTCTTGATGTTGTACTACCACCTAATGCTGGTCATGGTGCTGATGCTGTAAGAGAATTGGGTGCATATCGTCTTATGTTCACTAGTAAGTTAGAAACTACTAGTGCATTTGTTGATTTCCCTAATGATTTAACATATAGAAGGGTTGGTATTGTATTAAATCCTTATGATTATAATACAACAACTATCTGTAGTCAGAATACAAGATCTGCTGTTAAAGCAATGATCTTCCCTCAGTCTGGTACTGGTACTCCAAGTGGTAATTTTGCCCCAGGAGAATCAATAACCCAAGCATCTACAGGTGCTAAAGGATTTGTAGTTTCATACAATGCTACAACTAAGGTACTGAAGTATTACCAAGATTCAGCTGATGGTGTTGTTGCAGGTAACATAGTTGCATTCTCTGGATCAAATCAGATCACTTCATCACAGAATGCTTACACCGCAACTCCTGATGCAACATTTGGTACATCCCAAGTTCCTTTATCACAGATCACTATCGGTGTTTCTGTTTACGAATTAGGTTTATCTTTCACCACTGGTTATGCCAATGAGGAAATTGAACTAAATTCAGGTGAATTACTTTACATAGATAATAGGATCCCGATCACTCGTTCGGCAGATCAAAACGAAGAGCTCAAAGTAGTAATTGAATTCTAAATGGCACAGAATACAAACCTGAACATAGCTCCTTATTACGACGACTTTGACTCAAATAAGGGGTTCCTAAAAGTATTGTTCAAGCCTGGGTACCCAGTACAGGCTAGGGAATTGACAACACTACAAAGTGTTCTCCAGAATCAGATAGATACATTCGGTCAGGGTGTCTATAAAGAAGGTTCGATGGTAGTTCCTGGTGGAGTTACTCTGAACAGAGATGTGCCGTGTGTAATCATACAGAATACATATCTAAACTTAGACGTAGAATTATATCGTGCAGCTCTTGATGGATTAGTTATTAAAGGTTCAACCTCTGGGGTTCGAGCTCGTGTACTATTTTCAATAAGTGCTACAACTTCTACGAAGAATAATATTACATTTTACTTAAATTATCTACAGAAAGCAAACGATAATGTCACGTCTACGTTCACTGACGGTGAAACTTTTACTTGTGAAAGTGATATTACTTATGCCTCTACAACTATTGCTGCTGGAACGCCTATTGCACAGCTCCTGAACTCTTCTGCAAATAGCAGAGGTTCAACTGGTAATATTGGTGCTGGTGTTTACTATGTTAGAGGATACTTTGTTCCTGTAGCAGAGCAGATCCTTATATTAGATCAGTATGGTACCATACCTTCATATAAGGTTGGTCTTAAGGTAGAAGAAAGAATTATAACTGCAGATGAGGATGCTACCCTCTATGATAATGCTATAGGTAGCACAAACTTCTCAGCTCCAGGTGCTGATAGATTCAAGATTAATCTAACACTAGTTAAGAAGTTAATTACAGATCCTAACTCTGCTGACTTTATTGAATTACTAAGAACTAGTTCTGGTACAATTCAGAAGAAAGTAGAACGTAGTGATTTAGGATTTATTAATGAAGTTCTTGCTAAGAGAACACAGGAAGAATCTGGAAACTATTATGTCAAGAAATTCTCTATAGATGCAAGGGAAAATCTTGATGATGGATTTAATAATGGTGTATATGCATCAACTGCTACTACAGGAGATGGGAATTCCCCTTCTGAAGAGAGCCTAGCTATTCAATTATCCTCTGGTGTTGCATACGTCAATGGATATAGAACAGAGAGAATGTCCTCAACATATAAGGACGTTGTAAAACCAAGAACTTTTGACACTGTAGAGAATCAATCGATTGCTACAGATATTGGTAATTATATTTTCACCACAAATCAACATCAAGCTCCTACTCTATATGAAACTATAGAATTAAGAGATACCTCAACAGCAACTCCAGGTACTCCTGCAGGTACTGTTATTGGTAAAGCAAGAGCGATTGATTTTGCATATGAATCTGGTACGAAGAATACTCAGACTACTCTTTATCGTACTAATATTTCAGATACTCAGTTATATACAAAGATTACTCTTACAGGTAGTGGTACTTGGACAAACGGGAGAAAGGTCTATGGCGCAACATCAGGGGCAACAGGATTCGTACAATCGGGTTCTAGTACTGTTGGATATCTTTACCAGGTTAATGGTGCTTTCCAAGCGGGAGAAGTCCTAAAGGTCAATGATACTGCTGGTGCAACTCATGGTACTGTTGCGGCTGGTGGAGTTAAAAACTATAGTTTCAATGATGTTAAATCTTATGCATTCAGTGGTGGCGGTGGTACTGCTGATGCTGTACTAGATGTTAAGGTAGCTTTACCTGGCTCTGGTCCTATTCTTTCTAGTGTATCTGGTACAGGTACATCTGCTACAGGTACTATTACAGCAACCCTATCCAATTTCAATACACAATTGAAAATTGGTGATGTTATTGAATTCTCAAATAACAATTTGATCCATAAAGCAGAAGTTACTGGTGTTACTAGTGCTTATGTCTTTGCTATCAAGTCTTTAACTTCAAATAACATTGCTAATGGGGCACTTACAAGTCCTGTGGTTAGAACTCGTGGAGAGATTAAGGAAGCAGATAAGAAAGAACTCATTACACCTCTTGGTTTCAATTCAGTAAAGAATACCAATAAGGATAACACACAGAATCCTGCAGGATACTTCAGAACTGCTATTACTGGTATATCAGTAAGTGGTGGAGCTGCTACTGTTGACGTAGGTTCAGGTTTTACACTAAGAGATGCAGATAATGGTAAGGATTTCAGAGTTATTGTTACCTCTGGTACTGGTGATGGTGATGTATTAGAAGAAGGCGATTTCGCTACAGGTAGTCCATCACAGAATACACAGAGTGTTTCACTAACGGGTCTTTGTGGCGGTGGTAGTGGAACTATAGATGTTGTTGCAACAATATACAGTTCTAATAGATCTGCAAAAGCTAAGACCACTGAAAGGATGAAGATCCTTAAAATTGACAAAACTACTACAAGTGGTAGTCCTAATGGTTTAACTACAGCTAATCCAGGTAATGCATATAGAGTAAATGATGATCGTATCTCTCTTGGTACTGGTGATGTATTTACTATTAAGGCAATCTACGAATCAAAAGATGGTAACGACCCAGTAATTCCTAATTTCCAATATACTAATTTACTTGGTACTATTGGTATTGATGAGGTTATAACTGGAGATGATTCTGGTTCTAGGGCAAGAGTTGTATCAACTACAAGTAATTACGTTTATTTCATTCCTATAGATGGTGATGTATTCACTAATGGTGAAACTATAACTGGACCAAACTCTACCTTTAAAATTACCTCAGGTAGTATTAATGAAGGATCTAATGATATAACTTCTAGTTTTGATCTTGATGATGGTCAGAGAGATCAGTTCTATGACTATTCAACTATTGTTAGAAAGTCTGGTTTCACAGCACCAACACATAGAGTCTTTGTTATCTTTGATAGATGGTTAACAACATCTGGTATTAGTCCATATACTGTAGACTCATATTCAACTTCAGAATATAAGATCATTCCAAGGTACAATAAGAAGGCACTTAGGGATTGTATTGACTTTAGACCAATTGTAACTCAACAGTTATCCAATAGTGGATCTGTTGCTTCTCCATATACTTTAAGTGCTACTAAGTATCTTGACTTTGATAATAGAGCATTTACTGCTAACTTAACTGGTATTCCAGGTGTAGGCGATACTACTATAATATCTCTACAACATTACCTTGGAAGATCTGATAAAGTATTCTTAAACAAGGATAGTGTTATACAGGTAGTTAAGGGTGCTCCTTCTCTCAATCCAGCTCCCCCTGATGACATTGATGATGCAATGTTATTGGCAACAGTTGTATACAACCCATATGTTTTTGATGTTGAGAAAGATACTCAAATAACTGAAACAAATTATAAGAGATATACATTTAGAGATATTCAAATACTTGAAGATAGAATCAAAACTCTTGAGTATTACACACAACTTTCCTTACTTGAAAGTGAAACTGCAAGTATGGAGATCAGAGACACTAGTGGTCTCAGCAGGTATAAGAATGGTTTCATTGTAGATAACTTCTCAAGTCTATCTACAAGTGATACTCTACATTTGGATTATAGAGTAGCACTTAACTTTGAAGAAGGTGAGCTACGTCCTGGACATTATACGACTCAGGTACCTCTAACTTATGCAACATCGTCCGTAAATGTACAACAAACTGACGATATCATAACACTTCCATATACATCTTCTGTAATCATTGACCAACCATATGCGTCAGCTGTGGAAAACGTTAACCCATTTAACGTCTTTACTTACACTGGTGATATTGAGTTATATCCTGAATCTGATAACTGGGTAGATACAACAGTATTAGATACTATTAAAGGTCCAGTTGTTGAAGGAAACTTCATGACTACGATCCATGAATATAATGCTGATCAAAATGGTTTCACACCTATTCAGTGGAATTCATGGAAAACAACTTGGACTGGTACAGATGTATCAGTTAACACTGGTGCATGGAGATCACCTAACCACGGTCAGAAAGGTGGTTGGGAAAGACACAGAACTATTACAACTACAACTACAACCACTACTAAGCAAACAAGAAGTGGTATTAGATATAGAGTAACTCCAGTTATTGAGCAACAATCTTTAGGAACTAAAGTTGTTTCTGTTGAGCATATTAAGCATATGCGCTCTAGGAATATAGAATTTACTTGTGAGAAGCTAAAACCAAGAACTAAGTTCTATGCTTTCTTCGATGGAATCTCACTTCCAACTAAACTTATTACACCTAAGGTAATTGGTGTTATTAAGGATCCTAGCACTGATGCTCAGACTAACAGTATACCTTTCCAAATTGGTGAGACTGTACGTGTAGATGGACCTGGTGGAACTGCAGTATTCCAAGGAAGAGTAGCAGCACCTAATGAAGGTTATGCGATCAACCCACTAGACGGTACTGATATTAGTACTATTAGTGATTATAAGTCTAACCTATCATTCCTTAATATTGATACTAAGTCTTTATCAGATGCTGCTAAGGGAACCTATTTCGGATCACCTAAGATTAATGCTTATGTCTATGGAGAAACTTCTGGTGCTATTGCTAAAGTTTCTAATAAGGATCTAGTTACTGATAAGAAAGGAAAACTCAGAGGAACATTCTTCATTGGTAATCCAAGTGTTTCTGGTAACTTAAAATTCAAGACTGGTACTAAACTATTCAGACTTACTGATTCCGATACTAATAATAAGACACCTGGTATATCCGATTCTAGTGGTGAAGCAGAATTTTCATCATCAGGTATTAAGCAGACTACTCAAGAGACAGTTATCTCTGTGAGAAATGCTAAAGTAACTTCAGAGGATATGAAAGATGCTAGAACTCTTACTAGCGTTAGTGTTGATCAAACTGAAGAAACTAGATGGTGTGACCCTCTTGCTCAGACCTTCCTTGTCGAAGATGCAGCATATGAAGGTGGAGTATTCTTAACGAAGATTGATCTATTCTTCCATAGTAAGGATGAAGAAATCCCAGTTTCTATTGACATAAGAACTGTTGAAAATGGAATTCCAACTCAGACTATCCTACCATTCTCTAAAGTGAATAAGGATGCTGATGACGTATTTACATCTTCAGATGCTTCTAAACCAACAACCTTTACATTTAAGGCACCTGTATTTGTAGGACGCAATCAAGAACATGCTATTGTCTTAACATCTGATTCTAACCAGTATAGAGTATTCATCTCATTACTTGGTAAGGATGCTATTGACGCTGCACATGCTGGTGAGAAGATCTCAGAGCAGCCATATATCGGTGTACTATTCAAGTCACAGAACGCATCTACTTGGACACCTTCTCAGTATGAGGATTTGATGTTTAAGATGTATAGAGCAGAATTTACACTTCCTACTACAGCAGCACCTTCTAAGTTGATGCTAGAGAATGCACAACTTGGTAGGAATAACGGTGGATATTTACACCTAAGACCAAATACTCTTAGAACAACTTCTGGAAGTGATCAGATTAGAGTGTTCCATGGTAACCATGGTATGCAATCCAATCTTAACTACTATGAATTAACTGGAGTAGTTTCTGAAGTTGCACCTACTGCCGTTAATATGGGATCTGGATTAACAACTACAGGTACTTCACTAACTGTTGATGATGCATCTCAGTTCCATACAACTATTGGTGGATCTGCTGTAAGTGCTTCTAACCTTGGTTTCCTCAAGATTATAGGTACTGCAGAGGATGGTAGTGCTGATGAGATTATCGCATATCAAGGTATCGCAGGTAACGTCATTACTATTAATGCTGCAGGTAGAAATTATTCAGGTACTTCAGGATCTGGTACAGGTAAAGCACATGCTGATAATGCAGTTGTACAATGCTACAACCTTACTGGAATCCCACTTACTTTAATTAATGGTACACATAATAATACAACTGGTGGAATTATCTCTATCAATAGTCCTCATAGTTACAACTTGAAGATTACTAATAAGACTGCTAGTTCGAGTATTAGTTGTGGTGGATCAAATATGATCGCTTCACAGAATATTCCTTGGGATGTTCTTACACCACAAATCCAAAGTCATGTAGAACCTAAGACTAGCTTTATTTGTAGAGTTAAGGGTACTTCTGGAACTTCCTCAGGACCATTCCCAACAGGGTTCAGTGCTGAAACATCATTCGTTAAAGATAGTGCATGGCAAGATGTTACAGTTGGTGACGATAACAACTTCTTCACAACTAAGGTTATTGCCAACCAGTTAAATGAGATTAACAGGATGAGTAGTGTGAAATCATTCACTATGGAACTCAATCTTAATTCTGAAGTAACTCACTTGAGTCCAGTTATCGATCTGGCACAATGCGGTATCATCACAACTGCTAATGTTCTCAATAACATCCCACCAACCTCAGGTATCGGTGGAGAGTGTGTTGCTAACTACATTACTAAGGTAGCAAAATTAGAGAAGAGTGCTAGTGGTATAAAGGTTATGCTTGCTGCTAACTCTTGGACAGAATCTAAGATTGCAGTCATGTATAAGTTAATACCAGTTGGTTACGCAGGTAATTTGGATGATTTGGAATTCCAATTCTTCAATACTGATGGTAAACCTGATACTGGAGAAATGATTCCACAGAACGAAATCTTCGCATGGACTGATTATGAGTATACAGTGGAAGAGGCAAATGACTTTGATGGATTCCAAATCAAGATAGCTCTTCTCGCTCACAACCAACCATACATACCTAGAGTTAAGGATTTCAGAGCAATCGCTCTTGCATAATGAGTAAAGACGTAGACATCTTTCTAGTCCCTGTCAGTGGTCACAACCAGCTTGGCAGGGATCCGTCGTCTAATGCGATAATAAACACAGATCAAAGTGCTTATGATGCGTATAAGAGAGCACGAAGGGAAGCAAAGAGAAAAGAAGAAGAAATGAGCTCTCTTAGGAGTGAAGTGGGTGAATTAAAAGAACTTGTTAAAAGTTTGGCTAAGAAGGTGGATAAATAGAGTTAAGCTAAATAATACTTAGGATTCCTTTAGAGTATGGCAAGTGCTGTATCCAATCTGCTGATTTATCAAGGTTCGGACTTCATTATCGATTTCAGTATCGAGAATGATAACGGAACTGTATTTAACCTAACTGGTTATTCAGTAGCTTGCAAGATTAAGAAACACTATACTAGTAGTTCTTCGACTACGGTAACAGCGGCAATATTGTCTCCTGCTACTGCTGGTCAGATTCAACTATCGTTAACTAATGGACAAACGGCTGCAATGAAGTCAGGTCGTTTTGTATATGATGTCGTTATTACTTCTGCTTCTGGTACCAAGTCAAGAGTGCTAGAAGGTTCTGTCAGTGTACTTGAGGGGGTAACTATCTAATGGCAAGACTGAGATTTGGAGACCAATCGGTTCCAAGAGTAACTAGAGTCGCCACAGGTGGTGGTGGAGGAACCATCGGAGGAATGTCCGATGTTGACCTTACTGATTCCTCGCAAGGTGGACTAGCAAATGGTGCAGTGCTAGTTTACGACGCTGCGAACACAAAATTTGTACCAACAAACATTTTAAACGACATCACTATCAACGGGGGTAGCTTCTGATGGCATCGAATATCCTAATTAAAAGGAGTACTGGATCAACCGCACCAGGAACCATAACTTACGGTGAATTAGCCGTAACAACTGGTGGTAACGGTACACAAGCAAACGCTGGTGACCGATTATTCATTGGTGACAATAGTAGTGCTGCTCAGGTAGTTGGTGGTAGATACTTCACGGACATGTTGGATCATGCCCATGGTACTGTAACTGCATCATCTGCTGTTCTTGTAGATAGCAACTCAAAGGTAGATACTTGGAATGTTGATGACATTAACTTGAATGCTAACGTCATTACAACAGCCACTACTGATGCTGACCTCATCTTCCGTGCAAATGGCACAGGTAAACTAGTAATAGAAGATGGTCAGGAACTAGAATTTGGAACTACAGGAGATGTAGAACTCTCATTCAATGATTCAGACGCAGTTTTAGACATTAAGCGTGTAGCAGGAACCCCCGACTTGCGTATCGCTGATGATATGAAACTAAACTTTGGTAATGCAAAGGATGGTTCTATCAGATATGACGAGACTACTACTGACAAGATCCAAGTAGATGGTGCAGACTGGAACTATGGAACTGGTGTCCAAGTAAACTTTGCAGATACAACTGATGCTTCTAACGTAGCAACTGCATCTGTAACTTATGCTGGTGGTATTGGTGTTGCTGCAACTGCATGGATCAAAGACCTTAAGGTTGATGACAACACAACATTGGGTACTGCTAATACTGACACACTAACAGTTAACGCAACAACAGTCTTCCAGAATCAAGTTACCTTCAATGGTCTAACAAACATTACTGGTAATACAGCTCAGACTGGTCAAATTGAAATTGACAATCTGAAATTAGATGGAAATACACTTTCCACTATTAATAGTGTACAAGAATTGATTATTGACCCATATCCTGCAGGTGGAGACGCTGATGGTTTGGTCATAATTAAAGGTGACCTTCAAATTGATGGTACTACAACGACTGTTAACTCTGCTTCAATGAGTGTTAACGATCCTACCATTGAATTGGGTGATCCTACTACTCCAGTAAATGTTCAATTAGCAGCTGCTGCTTCACAGGCAGATGTTAAAGTTGATGCTGTAGAACAACTACAAGTTGGTGACTCTGTAACTGCTACAGGAATTCCTGGTGGCACAACTATATCTGCTATCAACACTGGTACTAAGACCCTTACATTATCTGCTAACATCACTACTGAACTTGCTCTTGGTAGCACAATAGTTACAGTTAGAGGTGCTGATGATGCAATGGATCGTGGTGTTAAAGTACACTACAATGCATCTGGAACCAACAAGTTTGGTTTCTTCGGTTATGACCGTACAGGTGGTAACGATGGTGCAGGTGCTTGGACATTCATTGAAGAAGCAACTGACACAGGTACTGTTTTCGGTGTAACTGGAAACCGTGGTACTGTTCTTATTGGTGATCTTGAACTAGACACCGACCTTACCGTTCAGTATGGTGGTACTGGTGTTAGTACATTCACTCAAAACGGTATCGTATATGGTAATGCTGCAGGTGCTTTACAAGTAACTGGTGCTGCTAATATGAGTACTCCTGGATCTAGTCCTGACGTAACTGATTCTTATCAGATACTAACAGTAACTAGTGGTGGAGTTCCTGTATGGACAAACACCATAGACGGTGGAACTTTCTAAAAATTAGAATCTTATTAAAATGAATGCACAAATTGTTATTTCTACATTACAAAAAAAAGTATCTGAGTTGACCCTTATTAATGTGATGCTGGAAGCACAGATCCAAGATCTGTCAGCCCAGTTAAATAGTATAACCGAACAAAAAACTAGTGATGCTATAACAGATGGCAACGAGAATCAAGCTCAAGAGATCGACGACAGCGGCAGCCGTCCCGACGACTTCTAATTTAGAAGACGGCGAGGTAGCCCTTAATATAGTTGATCAAAAATTATACGCCAGAAATGGTGCAGCAATAGTTGAGGTCGCTAACCAAAAACCAAATGTAGGTGAGGTTACTACGGCAATGCTTGCCACGGACGTTACTAATGGTCCTGGTGGTACTTGGTATGTCAATAAAAATGGTGCAGACACCACTACGCTCACTAACTCAGGTGCTGGAGGTAAGCATCAAGACACAGCATTCTTAACAATAACTAAAGCCCTTAGTGTAGCTACTTCTGGGGATACAATTGTAGTTGGTGTAGGTAGTTATCAGGAAGTCTTCCCGATGACTATACCTGATGGTGTAACTCTACGTGGTACTAATTTACGTTCGACTGAAGTATATCCAACTGGCGCGACAAATAATAATAACGCATTTATTCTTTCAGGGGATTGCCATATCTCTGATATGACAATTAAAGGTTTCCAATATGATAGTGGCAACGATAAGGGATATGCATTTGTTCTAGTAGCATCTAAGGACTCAGTTAAGAGTCCCTATGTTGAAAGAGTTACTGTATCTACCAAGGGTAGTGTAGTTTCTGGTGCTGATCCATATGGATTTGCACAAGCTGATGCTGGACGTGGTGCCCTATTAGATGGTGCTCAAGTAGATTCTGGTTCACAACATGCTGCTGTACTCTTTAATGAGTGTACATTCATCACTCCAAACCAAGTTGGTATTAAAGTAACTAATGGTATTCGTGTTGAATGGTTAAATTCATTTAACTATTTTGCTTCTATTGGTCTTCAAGGTGTACAGGGAGCAACAGGTAAGTATGGTACAGGTAATACTCGATTAAAATTAGGTGGTGTTAGTGGAACTTTTGCTACTTCTGAGATAGCATATCAGTTAGAGGATAGTTTCCAGTCTGGTACATATACTCGTGCTGGAACCACAGTTACCTTAACAAGAACTGGACATGGTTTATTAACCAATGATTACATCTATGCAGACTTTATCAGTGGTGGTGCTACAGATAACTTCTATCAAGTTACTAAAGTAGATGCTAACGTTGTTACATTTACTGATTCAGCATCTGGTACAATCACTACCAACAACGTAACCTACAAGAAAGCAGTAGGTCGTGGTGTTGTTGCAAGTAATGATGGTACTTACGTTTATATTACTGGTAAGGGAACAGGTACATTTACTACAGGACTTAAAGCAGTAAAGGTATTAAGTAGATTTGGTGACACCCAGATCGATACTGCACAAAAGAAATTTGGAAGTGGATCACTTCTATTTGACGGTACGCAAGATAATTTAATGGTACCATCTGGAGAGGACTTCGGATTTGGTACTTCAAACTTCTGTATGGAGGCATTCATACGTCCAGCAAGTGTTTCTGGCATACAACATATATTTGACCTTAGAAACGCTTCTGCTACAGACACAGCAGGTAAGCTTTACTTGAATGGTACTGCACTTCATTATGGTGTGGGTAACGCATCCACTCGTACTGGTGGTACTTTATCTACAGGTACATGGTATCATGTTGCTGTTGCAAGAAATGCTGGAACTACAAAACTATTCCTTGATGGTGTAGAGTTAGCAACTGGTGCTGACACTAATGACTATGGAGTTGAAAAACCTGTAGCAATAGGATCAAACTACGACACTACTGCTCCAGCTGAGGCATTCAATGGACATATTGATGAGGTAAGATTCAGTAAGGGTGCTGCCCGTTTCACTGGTGCATTTACTTCTACAACATCTGCATATACTTCAGATAACAATACTGTACTATTACTACATGCTAACGGTGACGACGCTACTACGTCATTCACAGATGAATCTGGTGGTACTAGCGATATTCGTTCTAGCGGTGGAGATAGTGCTACTTCAGTAACTACTGCTGACTATTCAGCATTTGGTGCTGAGTTACGTTCAGTTGCTTCTGCATGTGTATACGGTACTAAAGGTGTACAGGCAGATGGATCTGGTGTTAAGTTCCTTCTAACTGCTCACAACTTTGCATATGTTGGTGCTGGTTCTGACTATACCAATGACCCATCATTAGCAGTTCAAGTTAACGAAGTAGAAGAATTAAATAACGGTCAAGTACTTTATTCATCAACTGACCAAGACGGTGACTTCCGTGTTGGTGATGCATTTACAGTTGATCAAGCAACTGGTAATGTATCTTTCGCAGCAACATCGACTGCTCAGTCTGCTGCAAATATTACATTAACTGACGGAACTGGTACTACAAACATTTATCCTGCATACGTTGAAACAGGAAACTTACGTCTAGCAGGTAACAGTCTAACATCAACATCAGGTAAGATCATCCTTGACCCTGCTGGTGACCAAGATATTACACTTAATGGTCAGGTAGTTTGCCCAGAAAACATCTACTTTGACTCTAACAGAATTGCTTCCATGATTGGAACTGGTAATTCTTCTTGTGCATTTACGGTTGGTACCTTTGCTCAAGCAGGATTCTCCTCTTATGGTATCTACTCCAACAAGAACTTCGGTGTTAATAAGAAAGCACTTGATGATACTGGAAGTGGTATAACGATAGCCAATGAAGGTTCTGGATACACTCCAGGTGCTTACAGTGCTGCTCTACTATCAAACCCAGATCAAGTTGCTACCGCAACTGCTACATTAGCAACTAATGGTCTGCTTGGTGACATTACGATTACTGCTGGTGGTTCATTATATACAGCTAACCCAGAGGTTACTACTGGTACTGCTCCTGTTTCAGGATCAACAACATTCCTAGCTTCTTTGAGTGCTTGTGGTTCTGTTGCGAAGGTTGTACCTATTGCCCCTGGTGGTGCTGGATATACATCACCTACAGGAACATTTACTGCTCCACCTGATAGACAGTTTGATGCTAACACTGCTATTGCAAACAATGCAATTACATTTACTCAGACTAACTTTAAGAATGGTGATAAGGTAGTATATGACAATAATAGTAATAGTAACTTAACTAACCTTACAAGTGGTACAACATATTATGTTGTAAATAGAAACTCAGTAACTCATACTCTTCAACTTGCAGCAACTTCAGGTGGTACACCTATAGTTCTGACTGCTACTGGTGCTCAAGAACTTCACATTATTAGAGGTGAGACTGCTGTTTGTGGTGCGGTAACAGTTGCAGCAGGTGCAATTACAGCAGTTGCTGTAACATCTGGTGGATCAGGATATACAATTGGTTCATCTCCAACTCTTACAATGAGTGAGACTGGTGGTGGAGTCACAGATGCTCAATTCACAGTATGGCTCGGTGGTGAGCTTGCATCGATACAGACTACTGGTGATGGTTTATATTCAGCAATACCAACCCTAACAGTTACAGCAAACACAACTAGTGGTGATACAACAGGTACTGGAGCGACTGCAACAGTCTCTGCATTAACATATTCTGTTGAATCTATTACATTAAACAATGGTGGATATGGATATTCAAACGTACCAAACATCACATTCAGTGGCGGTAGTCCCGATACGGATGCTGTAGCTGCAGCAACACTAGACACTGAACTTGGTCAGGTAGGTACTATAACCTTATCTCAGGGTGGAGAAGGATATACAGCTACACCAACAGTTGTTGTTAATGGTGGTTCTGGATCTGGTGCAACTGCATCACTTACAGTCTTACCTGTTTCTGGTACTATTACTGCTGCTGGATCTGGATACGTTGCTGGAGAATATGCCAACGTAGCATTTACTGGTGGAACTGGTACAGGTGCATCTGCAACCTTTACTGTAAGAGGACTTTTCGGAAATATTACCGCAGGTACTGGTGGTACTGCTGGTGAATATATGCAGATTAATGTTGTTAATAACAACCCTACTGCTACATGGCCAGTTACTGTTGTAACCAAACACGAATTAGCATCTACTGTTAGTGGAATCACAGGATCAGTTACCGTTGGTACAACTGCCACAGGTGCAACATCTGGTGCAACTGGTGTTGTAAGTTACGTTGGTGCCGCAGCTGCAGGTACTGATAGTTTCGTTATGTTGAATTCACCTGTCACTGGAACATTCCAAGATAATGAGGTGGTTAACTTTGCTAGTGGTGGTAGTTTAACTACTGCTGGTACTCCTGCAGACGTTGCAAGATATTTCATTAATACTGGTTCAGGTGCTGTAGAAGCACCAAACCTAACCATGATTAGAGGTAATACATATCGTTTTGATATGTCTGATGCAACTAATAATGGTCACCCATTCGTTATGGATGGTACATCTCAGGCTGCTACAACTGAATTCCAAACAGTAACATATGGATCTCCTGGTGTTGCAGGATCTTTTGTAGATATTGTTGTTAAACCTGGAGCAACCATAGGTAACACTGCATATTACGAGTGTTCTACACATGGTCGTAAGATGTCAGCAAACGCATTGATCAATGTTACTGCTGGTGCTGCTGGTGAATATGGACACGGTGCACAACTTGATATCACTGTTGCAGGTGGTGGAGTTACTATAGCAACCTTCCCAACAGGTATGCAAGGATCTGACTATAAGGTCGGTGACGTTCTTAGAGTAACATCTAATGCTCTTATTGGTAATACTTCTGGATTCTTATATACAATTACTGGTAATGATACTGGTGTCTTCAGTGTAACTGAGATTCAAGCATCTGGATCTGGATATGCTGTTAGTGATGTTCTTAGTGCTGATGATGTTAACCTTGGTGATGCTGGTGGATCTGGTTTCCAATACACAGTATCTAAAGTTGGTTATGTTGGTACTGCTGAAATAGCAACTGGTAATGGTGGTGCTGGATTCTTCAGTGGTCAAACAATAGTATTTGACGACACACAGTTTAGTGGAATGGGTGCTGGTAGTAACTTTGCGATGACCGCAAATACTATTATAACAACATCAATTACTACAATTGCTGGTGATGGTTCATTAACATCTGCAAACTACAACTTCTCTGCTGCTGGAAACCTAACAATTGGTTCTTCGGGCACAACAAGTACTTTATCATCTGACACACTAACTACTGGAACTATTCAAGCAAGTGCTAATCTTACTGCTGTAGGTGGAACATTTAGTGGAGTCTTAGGTGTTACTGGTATTTCAACATTTACTGGAAATATTGTTTGTAATGGATTAGATAACTTTGTAGAGAATATGAGAGCAGGTATCCAAGCTGGTACTGCTGCTGCTCCTGCACTATTCCTCGCTGCAGAAAATGATACTGGATTCTATAGATCTGCTGCTGATGAGATAAGCATCTCACATAGCGGAACCCAAAAGCATGTTATTAAAGCAACTGGTATAGAAACTGCTGGTGATATTGTCGCTGACAGTACTATAGGTAATGCTGCTCCATTCTTTAAAGTAGATTCTACTGCCGAAACTCTTACTGTTGGTAGTGCAAACTCTGGACTTCAGCTTAATAACGCTGCTGTACTAACTGCTGCTGGTCAGGATGCTAATATACCTGTCACTATTACTCCAAAAGGAGAAGGTGATATGGTCGTTACTGGTGCTGCAAATAGAGAGTTCCAAGTTAACGATGGTAATGTAGCTAATAAGAAATTCTTTGTTGATACTCAGACTGGTAATGCTGAAGTTGCTGGTACTTTCAAGATTGATGAAAAGCTTAAGTTCCAAGTTAATAGCATTGAGAACGCAGATATTGGAGGAACGAATTCCTTCGGTGAAATATTAACAGTTGCAGTCACTGGTTCAGGAACGGGTTACACTGACGGTTCTTATACCGCATGTACTGTCACTGCAACAACTGGAATTGGTACTGCTGCAACCTTTGACGTTACTGTCTCTGGTGGTGCTATTACTGCTGCAGTAGTAACCGCTGCTGCTAAGGGTCACAACTATCATATTGGTGATGAAATAACATTTAACCCTGCTACGATTGGTGGTGGTTCTGGAAACACTGTTACTATTACTGATACACAAGGTCAAGGTATTGTCCTCAAACCAGGTGGCGGTAAGAGTGCTTATGTTAAATCAACTGGTTCACTTATTATACCAGCTGGTACTACAAACCAACGTCCACTTGTTAATGATAGAATAGCAGGTGCTATTAGATTCAACTCTACACAGTTACAGTTTGAAGGGTTCAACGGAAATGATTTCGTTTCTCTTGGTGGTGTTAGAGACGTTGACCAAGATACTTACATATTAACTGAGGTTTCACCTAGTTCTGATGAAGATACATTTGAGTTCTTTGCTGCAGGTATTAATAACCTCTCATTGAATAACACTACCCTAGCGTTCAAGACGAACATGACGGGTACCACATATGCTGCATCTCATCTAGCAACAGTTACTGGTGGATTTACACTCAACGGTACGATATATGATACAAACCCATTAGAGGTTAAAGGGCAGGGCAATCTTATTGCTGCTGTAAGATCTAAGAAAGACTTTGAAATTAGTGGTGGATTAAGATTACGTTCTGTACCTGCTCAGGGTGTTGCTGCTACTCTTGATGCTGCTACCCTCACACAAGTTGCTACATCATATACTGCATCTACAACATTCACTGCAGTCACAACACTTGGATCTGTTGAAGGTGTTGGAGCAACATTAGACATCGTTACTGACGGTGCTGGAACTATTACGACAGTTGCTATCAACGCTGGTGGTACTCTTTATGAAGCAGCATCTGCTCCTTCCGCTGGAAATGGTGAAGTATTGAGAGTATTAGGTACTGCTCTTGGTGGATTAACTCCATCTCAAGACGTAACGATTAGAGTTGATACCATCTCTAGTCCATCTACTCCATATGCTCGTAATGATGTTCTTCTACAGGATTACCTCACAAGATTAGATTCTAAAGCATTCATTGCTCTAGATTCCAATGCATCTGAGTGTAAGTGGAAGATTAACAGAAACTGGCAAGCGGGTGGTACTGAAAGCTATCTAACAGTATTTGATTCCACAGCAACCTTCATGGAATTAGATTCTGCTAGGGTTGAAGGTGGTCAAATGACCTCATTCAGTTCAAATGCTTCTATTGCAGCATTTGATAAGACTGCATATAAAGGTGCTAAGACCTTAATTACTATTGAAAGTGATGACGGTAAAGTACAAATGTTTGAGGTTACTGCAATATGTGCTGCTGGTGGAACAGTCGCTCATTGCACAGTTACTAACTCCATCACTTCAGATAATGATCTGATGGACGCTACAGTTTCTGTTGCTGCTAACAACGTGAACATCAGTTTGAACAAGTCTTCTGCTGCTACATCATCCTCGACTTTCACTGGTAGATATACAACTACTAAGGTCAAGGTATAAATAACCCTGAAGGTAATATAGCGTTATGCCAACCAAGAATTTTTCATCAATTGGGGGTTTCTCAGTAGGTTCTACAGAGATCATAAACACAGCTTATGAACTCAAGAATATCTCTGCGATTCATATGACCAGCGATAACTTCGCTGATGCTACGCATGATAAGTACCTATGCAAGAGAGTAACCGACGCTGCTAACAATACGTTGCAGCTAACCTTAGATGGAACTACTGCTCTAGCAACAAACACTCCTGCACTAGCTGCAGATAGGGTTTCTTTTGTTAAGGCAAGAGTTTTTGGACAGGAAACTTCCAATAATACCTATGTCTATGCAACTACATTTGATATTGTAGTAACTACTGCTAATGATGGTACTCCAACAATAGCAGCTCAATATGAAAACATAATTAGGAACAATCCACCAGGACAGGAAAATTGGAGTGTAACTCCAGATGCCTTCGTGATTGGAAGTGATCCATTTTTTACTTTTGAAGTAAAATCAGTGACTACCAACTCCATTGTTAAATGGATTGGCATTTTAGATATCACAGTCGTATCATAACCACGGTTCAGGAACGAAATGAGTCTCAAGATTAATTCTGACCAGCAAAGAATACAGGCATCTGGTAGTACCCCCACAGGGAATTGGCAAAATGCCACCTACAGTAGAACTGCTGCAGGGAAAGTTAATATTCTTTCTGTTGCTCACGGCTTTATTGCCAGCGAGAAGCTATACATTGATTTTACCTCAGGTGGTGAAGTTGATGGAACTTACATTGTAACAAAGGTAGACGACGATAATCTTGAATTCCAAAGTTCAAATTTAGGTGTAATTACTGCTGGTAATACTCTAGCATATAAGAGAGTAAGATCTCTAAGTATTCAAGGTGATGAAACCATAGAAATGTCTGTGGGTGTTGATGCTAATGAGAAGGATGCATTAACTTTAAACATAAATCCTCAAAATAATATTCGCGTTGGTGTTAATACTACCGATCCTCAGTATGAATTAGACGTTGAGGGTCAAATCAGAACTACTCGTTCTATCATTTCTGACACTGCACAGGTTGTTAACCTAGACATTCAGACTATAATCAACCCTGCGTTGGCTCTTCGTGGTCCGAATCTGATCAACTATGAAGATACAGACGTAACAAGTGATACTTACGGTCAAACATTTTATCCAACTGCTGACACCCCACCTCTGACTGATCAGTCAAGGCGTGTCGCAACTACAGATTTCGTTTATAAAGTTGCTACAAATGACACTGGTGGACGTGTATATGTCTCTCAGACTATTGGTAGTGACCTAAATGATGGTCGTTCTGCTGCAAGACCTGTAAAAACTATTAAGAAAGCAGCACAAATTGCTTACGGTTTACAGAAAGCTCAACCAGATCCTAGTGATGAGTACGTATCACTGATCGTTTCTGGTGGTGAATACCTAGAAGATAACCCAATTTCACTTCCTAGGAACTGCTCACTGATTGGTGACAACCTACGTCGTGTTATTGTCAGACCTCAGAATCAAGATCGTCACATGATCAAAGCGTCTAACGAGACGTATGTGTTTGGTTGTGTATTCAGAGACGCACTTCAGAACTCCTCAGATCCACAGAGTGCTGTAATTCATACTTGGAAGTATGCATTCGTATTTGACGATAAGCAAAGACTTTACTACGAACCAGAACTAGGTAATATCCCAGCTGTTCCTGGTGATAAGTTCCGTGGTGATAACCTATTCAATATTACATTCACTAACCATACGGGAGATAATGCTACATTAGTAGTTGGTTATTTTGTACAAGGTGGATCTTCAGGTACATTAGGTACTATTCAAGAAGTTACATTCACTGGTCCTACTGGATCTCCATACTCAACTGGTACAGCTAAGATTTTAATTACGTCAGGTGTTAATGACGTATTCCAGGATGCAGAGAAATTATTCTATGATGCTGTAGCGGCAAATATTGTTACAGACTTACTGAACAACCCATCCAATAGATTTGACGTTGCTGACGCTGAATCATTAAGACCAGAATTAGAGACTATCTCTAATCAGATCTATCAGCATACTATTAATTCAGAAAGAGAAGTATTATCTTTCCCTGCTGATGCTACTAAGGTTAATCTAACTACAGATCGTATTACGATTACTGGTCATTCTCTTAGCACTGGTCAACAGGCTTACTATCAGAAAGATGAGGCTACTGTATTAGCAGGTCTTACTGATAACACTGCTTACTATGTAAGAGCAGTTGATGCCAATACAATTGAATTGTATGATACCTGGACCAATGCTACAACAAGCACTGCGACCACAGGTAGGAAAGATATTACTTCAGTATCTGCGGATACTAAACTTCATAAGTTGACTACTGGCCCAATTATGCCAGAGTCTAATAACCTTTATCAACCTGCACACCAGTATGCTACTGGTGATGGTATCATCTATCGCGCAAGCAAGATGGGTGGTATTGCAGGTTTAGTTGATGGAACTACATATTACGTTTATAAGGAGAACACTAGCTGGTTCAGATTAGCAGCATCTGCCGCTAATGCTGTACAGAAAGCAGCTGATGGAGTTACTGATAACCCTATAACTCTTGATATTACTGGTACAGGACTTGGTTATCAAAGATTTGAAATAGCAAATAGACTGTTAACAGTTAACACTATTGATACATCATTAACTACACAGCAAGCCTATCTTGGTCCTAAGTTTACTTTAACTGGAACTAACTACCACGATTATGAGGTAGGTCAAGAGATTCTATTATATGGTTTCCAAAGTTCTGCTATTGCCTTTGGTGCATCGACTAATACATCTTGGTCGTTAGCAAGTGGTGAAGTTACAGTTACTATAACCACAGTTGACAATACAATCACTACTGGATTGTTCGGTAACTGGATGTCACTTGGAGAATGTGGACTTAAGTTTAACTTCAGTGGAGCTGGTTCAGAAGCATTAAGTAAGACATATCAAATTGATACCTTCTCTTTAGGTGCTGGTACTCCATCCTTACCTGGCAACACTGCATTGGGTATGGGTGCTGCTAAGTACAATAGTTCTAACTTAACAGTTACTTTCGTACTTAAGGTAGCAAATATCCAATCAACAACTAATACTGCAACTGCTAGTGGATCTACAGTTAGTGTCTTAGATAACGTTGGGGATCTAAATGGTCGTAAGTATATAACTCATCGTATTGAACGTGCTGATGGATATGCATTAGAGTTTGTTGTGAGAGCAGCTGTTAGTGTATTCAACGCTACTCTGAATCCAACTGGTACTCAGGCAGTTATCTCATCTAGTAACTATGTTCTAGCATCCTTAAGGAACTCTCCTTATGGATTTGTTAAGATCTCTCAGACTGATCGTTATAGAGATGGTGCTGAGGCAATCAGACAGAACCAAGAATTTATTGCAGAAGAATCATATGGATATGTTAAGTCATTCCAAGAGAACTCTGCTACTAGAACAACTAACTTAGTAATTGGACCTACTACGTTCAATGCTGTAGGTGAGACATTTACACATCCACTTAATACTTGGAGTGTTCAAGATAATCTTCTAACATGTAAGGTTAATACAGGACACAACTTAACTCCAGATTATGTAAATCATCAACATACCTATAATGGTGGTACAGCATCTAATGCTATCACTATCGTTCAAGGTAGTGTTCAGAAGAATGTAACAGGTGCAACATATGATTCTGTTACAGGTGATCTGGTACTAACAATTGGAGCACATAGTTACACCACTGCTAATACATTAACTATTGCTAATGGTGCTTTAAGCTTCACATGTTCTAGGGACAATCATAGTACTTCACACACATATCCAAGAGCAACTGACCCTGCTTATGGTGCTACATTAAAGATTACTGCGGTGGATGCTGCAGGAACAGTTACTGTTAATGTTGGTGTTGCTGCTGGTATAACCATTGCTGGTAGTTCAAATGCTGGAATTAATGGTAGACATGCCGTTCATGAAATATATGATCACAGATCATTTACATTAGATATTGGACTTAATACTATTGCAGATGGTACCACTGGAACAGATGGTACATTTACTGATGTAAGAAAGCCATATAGAACTCCAAATAGTTTCCCAGTAAACAATAAGCAAGCTGATGCTGCTGATTTAATTTCATCTAACGCTGAATTAATTGCTGAGGTAGCAGTTAAGCGTATGGTTGCTGATACTGGTTATAGTGTACCTACTGGTAATACAGCATGTACTGATGACATTAAGGACTTCCTTCAGAAGTCACTTTACCATAACCTCAAGTGGGGTGGTAATGACAGAGTATATGATGCTGCTAACTATTTCATCACTCAGGTAACTACAAGTAATCAGAGCAAGTATATAGCTGCATTCAACTATGCAAGAGATTATGCGAATAAGGTTATACGCAATCTACCTATTCTCAGAAATCCACATAGTACTATACTTCAGAAATATAATACAACTATCACTTTAGATAGAGGTACTTATGGACTTGTTCCTAACTTCACTCAGGATGCTGCGAATCTACTGAATACTAATAATTCATTCATTGCTGGAGAAGCAGTTGAAAGATATATCGCAAGTCTAACTGATGTTCCTGTTGAAACAGTTGCTGGCAATGATATTACAATCAATGCACTGAACGGAACTACTCCAACAAACACAACTGCACATACCTATCAAGGAGTATCCACTTATCAGTTCACTCCAACTAATGCTGTATATAATCCTCTAACGGGTTATATGGTATTGACCATTGCAAGTCACCCATTTGTAGATGGAGATAGACTCCAGATTGCTGCTGATGGATTATCATTCACTTGTGACTTAGATGGAGATAGTGCTACTAAGACATACCCTCGTTCAACTGACCCATACTATAATAAGTGGGTTGGTGTACAAAAGATAGATGCTAATAATGTTAAAGTTAATGTTGGTAAAGCAAAGACTGATGTTACGGAACATGCTTTTGTTTCTGCAGTTACTAACTGTGTAACTAGAGCAGTTGTTTATAATGACGTTGGTTATACAAAACATACTGTAACTGGAGCAACATACGAACCAGTAACAGGTGTACTAACAATTACAATCCCTAACCACGGATTTACACAGGGTGAAAAGGTTCAGGTCGCTCAAGATTCATTGACCTTTACTTGTGCAATGGATGATAATTTCTCCAAGCACACGTATCCTAGATCAACTGATCCAGCAATTAATGTTTGGAAGAGTGTTACTAATGTTACACAGAGTACTTTCGATATTAATGTAGGTACTGCAGCTCCTGTAACATACACTCCTACAAACGCTGTATATGCTCCTACAACAGGTCTGGTTGAAGTTACTATAGGTAATCATACACTTAAGGCTCCTACCTCTCATACTATAACTGGTGCAACAATTGATGTTGCTACTGGTATAGTGACTGCGACCATTACTGGTCATGGATTCCAAGAGGGAGATAAGATCAACGTTGCTCAAGGCTCTCTCAAGATGAGCTGTGGATACGGCGGTGGTGGTAACGAAGATTATCCAAAAGCAGGTCAATATGCAGACGGCAAGTGGTTAAACATCTGGGATGTTACCGCAAACACATTCAAGTTTGATTGTACTGGTGGTGTCGCACTAACAATCTCTGACGCACATACATTCGTATCTGCTGTTGCTAATGGTCTTAAGCACGTTAAGGAAAACATAAAACTTACTACAGGTGCAATTACATTCAAGTGTGCTGAAGATAGTAATTCTACAGAACATGCTTATCCAAGAGCAGTAGTTGATTCACATACTGCTGGTCCTGGTACAACATATAACCCAACAACGGGTATTATGAAGATCACCACAACCGCAGCTCATGGAATGAGAAACGGTGACTGGGTTAAACTAGCAGAAGGTTCACTTAAGTTTAGTTGTGCATTTGGTGGTGCTTCAGGTGCCGCTGCTGAGAAGACTTATCCTCGTGCATCTGATCCAGTTTACAATCAGTGGCAGAAGGTAAGGAATGTAACCTCAACTACGTTTGAACTTCAAGTTCTAGATACGCTCCCTTCAACTAACACTGACACACATACATTTGTATCTGCATCTGCTAATGGTATTCAGCAGAAACGTGACAAGTCTTACAATACTTCAGTTCCTATCGTAGCAACAACTGGAACTACAGTTACTCTTGACGTTGGTATTTCTTCTAATAATACTCCTCATACTTATCAGTCTGCACTGAATAACTCAGTAATTACAGGTGGTAACTATGCTCACACGTTCGTTTCAGCAACTAGCAATGGTATTAAGAGATCAACCTCTTCTACTATTAACAACTATGCTCCTTCTGCAGGAACATACAACGCAACAACAGGTGCATTAACTCTTACTATAGGAGCCAATGAACTTACTGCCCCAACAACACACACTCCAACTAACGGCACGTACAATCCGAATACTGGTATTCTTACAGTTACTATTAATAACCATGGATTTAACTCTGGTGATAAGGTTAAGATAGCAGATAGTGCGTTTACCTTTACATGTACTCATGGTGGTGGTAACCATGCTTACCCAAGAGCAAGTGATCCAGTTAGCAACAAGTGGATTAATATTGCCAATGTAACGACAAATACTTTTGATGTACTAGTACTTGATACTATTCCATCAACCAATACAACTGTTCATACGTTTGTATCTGCTGCAGCTGATAGTGTCAGTTATGCAACTTCTACAATTAAGATTGCAGTAGAATCACTACAGTTAAGTTGTACTCATGGAGATCAGAGCACTAAGAAATATCCTAGAGCATCTGATCCAATCGCTAATCCAGGATTTACAATTCCTAATCACAATCAAGATTGTAAGGATGACGTATCAGATGTCCTAAGGGCGGTTGCTTATAACCTCACTAATGGTGGTAACGATGCTGTTTACGATCATGCAGGATACTTTGTTGGAACTACCCACGTAGACGGAGAAGAATTCCAGGCTCGTGCAGTCATGGAGATGGGTAGCATCGTAGCACAGCAAGTTATTGCTAACGAAACAGTTAACGTTAAAGGTTGGCATGGTATAGAGCAAACTAAGGATCTTACTATTACAGTAGAACCAGGTGGTTGCGTCAATACTAAGTCATCAGTTGATACTTTATTCTCTATTGTTGAGCAAGCAATTGTCAATGATAGTCTCACACATGCTACAGATACTGTAGCAACTACACCAACATGTACTGATGTAGCATCTGCAATCACAACATTCTTCAGTACTCTAACTACTGCTCTTGGATCTGATGGTAGCTACGGTAGTCTTACTGCTGTAACAAGAACCTTCGCACCTGGAGATCAGCAGTGTCTTGATGACATCCTTCATATCGTTAGAGCATTCCAGTATGACCTTCGTTATGGTGGTAACTCTAAGGTAGTTGAGGCTGCTAATAAGTATATCTCTAGTGGTGCAATTGCACATATCACAGAGGATGTAGCTTACACTCGTGCGATCTTTGCATACGCAAAAGAATTATCCATTAAGGCAATAAGAAATGATTTAGAAGCAGGCTTCTTTACTAAGATCGCTCCTGTATCTAATGGATCAATTACAGTAGATTCAAGTGCTCCTGAGTGTGCTAATGTAATCTCTGCACTTACTACCAATTGGGGTATTCTGGACAATGTTCTATCAAGTGCCACTCTCTATAGCGGTACGATAACAAATCCAGATCCTATCATTGAAGAGCAAGACGCTGCCAAGTACAGCTTCCCACTACTCAATATCTTCTTAGATCTGCCTGTTATTGAGGCATCTCCTTACATTCAGAACTCCTCACTGATTTCATTCCTTGGTGGTTCTGGTTGTGATATTGACGGTGCGAAATGTGCTACACCAAACGTACCTCGCCCAGGTCTAAAACTTAATTCACAGAATCAGACAGTTGCACAATTCGACCCACAAGGTAAGTCGATGGTTGCAAACGCATTCACTATCATCTCCTTTGGTGGTACTGGTTATAACATCAGTAATGATGGTTATACTCAGGTTGTGTCTGTGTTCGCTATCTTCACGCAAGATGGTATCCTTTGTCAGTCTGGTGGTTATGCATCAGTTACCAACTCTGCATCTAACTTCGGTACGTATTCACTACGTGCAAATGGATTTAGAACAGAACCTTACACCTTTGATATTGGTGTTATTGATTCTATCACTAACGATGTTGATGGAAATGGAGTTGAAACTGGTAGACAGATCATTCAGGTATCTGGTGCAGCATTAACAAATATTCCAACAGAAGATTATATCATTAGAATCGGTGGAACAACTCCAACCGACCCTGCTGTTGAGCACATCATTCTTGAAACAGAAGTTATTTCTGGTGCTCCTGGTACTCAGATCGTTGCTAAGATCACGACCAACAGGTCGATGGATTACACCCTGACTGCAGCACCTAACACTAGGTACAGATATGCTGATGGTAACTTAAGCGGTCTTGTCACTAAAGCAATTAACTTCCACAGACCATCTGTTGTTAACTCCTCATCACATACTTGGGAATTCTGCGGATCAGGTAACACCTATGCTGCTCTACCACAGAACGGTGGTTTCGGTTTAGGTACTGCATTTGAGGCAGCAGAAGAATCCTTCGGTCAGGTCTATACATCAGGTACTAACGAATTTGGTGACTTCAAGGTTGGTAATTTCGTTACTATCTACAACAGAACTGGTGCTATTAGTTTCGTTGGTACTGTTAGTATCTCTGAACTATCATCTATTAAGATCGTTGGTGGTGACATCACGATTACAGGTTTCTCTAAGGATGACAACCTTGGTGGTACTTTCGCATCTGATGCTTTACTACCTACACAGGCATCTGTTAAAGATTACATCTCTAACAACTTAGGACCATACCTAAACCAGCCTTATTCAACTAACGCAGTTCCATCTGCTCTGGTTCAGTTAACATCTTCAGGTAAGATTAACATTGACCAGATCCCTGCTTTACGTCCATTCAACATTACTTCTGTCACATCACAGGCAGCAAGACTTGCTATTGAAGACGCAAAAGCTGGTGACATTGCAATTCAAACAACTGCTACAACATTCTCTGTTTCTCCTGCATCTGTTAATACAGGTACTGAAGAGATCACCATTGCATCTCATGGTGCAAACACTGGTGATGGATTAACATATACTGAGGGAACAACAGCAATTGGTGGACTATCCACTAATACTAAGTATTACGTCATTAAGGTTGATGCTAATACTGTTAAACTTGCAACAACAACATCTAATGCTACCAACAACCAAGCAGTTGATCTAACTGGTCAAGGTACTGGTACTCATTCATTCGAGACTGACGGTGTTGCTGTTTCATACATCTTGGAGAATGACTTAGAATCTCAGTTCTTGGCATTCCTACCTAATAGCAACTTCGCATTCACTAATGGTTCTATCCTAACTGGTAGTACAACTACTGCTCGTGGTACTGTTCAGTCCTATAACGATGGTTTAATTTACAACTTCGTTATCAGTGATGGTGGTGCAGATTACACTGGAGACTTCGCACTAACGATTAGTGCACCTGATGATGCAGGTGGTACACAGGCAGCTGCAACCGCTAACGTAACAAGTGGTACTGTAACTGCGGTTACTATTACTAACGCTGGTGCTGGATACTATACACAGCCAACTGTAACCGCACCTAACTCACCTACAAACAATAACGCAGTTGTTGCTGCTCAGATTGAAGGTAGAGTCAACATTAACATTGCTAACAACATCAAGTTTGATGCTTCTGACTTCCTACTTGACGGTGCATCTGCAAATGAAGGAACTGGTACTTACGTTCAGGCAACTACAACCATAACCATATCAGAAACTGGTCATGGTTTATCTAACGGTGCTCTAGCATACTTAGACTTCACAAGTGGTCAAAGTGCTGATGGTTTCTATGCTATTACTCTTGTTAACGCTAACGAGTATACAGTCGTTGCTACAAGTAGCGCAAGCACAAACGGTAACGTTGCCAGAAAGAGAATTGTTGACCTCAACAGAGTAATCAATACTTCTGGTAGCAACGTTTCTAACTGGACACAGTTAACTTCTACTAACATTGATGCTTCTAACATCGTTGCTGGTACAGTTGACCCTCAACGTCTAGCAAGTAAAGGTACTTCAAACTCCTACACGTTCTTACGTGGTGATTCATCATGGGAGTATGCACTACAAGCAATTAGACCGACCACTCAAGACTGTATCGTTATTGGTGGATCTGTCACAGACAGTACATATATCGACAGCATTACAATCACTAGTGCTGGTTCTGGATATACTAATGGTACATATCAGAACATTCCACTAGCGGGTGGTAACGTCAGCATCTCCGATGTTGGTGTTGCAAGAGGTACTTACATCGTCTCAGGCGGTGCGATCACATCTGCTACTGTAACTGACGCTGGTACAGGATACACTGCTGGATTCAGTATAACGATCCCAACCGAACTTGGTGGTGGTACTGGAGGAATCCTAACTGCTGTTAAGGGAACAATCAACCGTGTATTCGGTAACATCGAAATTGACATGAGGAAGGGTGATAACCTCACTCCTGCTGCTAGTGTCTATGGTAACTACGGTGTCTTTAGGTTCCGTAAGGATGTTGCTAACCAAGCAGTTGGTAACCAGTCCGAAGGTGGTTTCGTAATTGATAACGCTGGTCAGGTCACAATAGACCAAGGACCAGGATCCGAACTTAATGCAGACAAACTGGATGGTAACCACGGTGCGTTCTATCAGAATGCTGGTAACTTAACCGCTGGTACACTTGACCCAGCTCGTCTTGCTAATACAACTTATAACATCTCGATATCTGGTACTGCTGACACAGCAAACAGAATATTCAACGAGACTGCATCATTAACTTCTAACCCATCACCTGCACAGGCAGCAAACGGTGTCTCTGCAGCACTTAGAAATAACAACGCAACTGGTCTTTCTGACGGTGGTACTACACATGGTATTACTACTTACAGAAGAGAAGCAACAGGTTCTGCTGCGATTCAGTTAGGTTGGACTGATAATGACAACCTCTGGATAAGAGGTAACTCTGGTGGTAATGCTGTATACGGCAACTGGGAGAAGGTCTGGTCAGGAAATAATGATGGAGCTGCATCTGGATTAGATGCTGACAAACTTGATGGTCACCAAGGACTGTGGTATCAGTCTGGTTATAACATGGGTGACACTCGCGCAGGACTTACTCATCCAATGGGTGATATGTTCCTTCCTGAGGTTCTTGGTCAAGATAAGATGGTCTTCGAGAACTTCTATCTTAACGATAGTGGTCTGAAGTACACATTATACATCCCTGATTATCATGTAAGAACTGGTACTAATGGTAACATTAACCCAAGTGGTACATATACTATCTACTCTGATGTTGGCGCAACAAATAACATCGGTTCAATTGTAGTTGATTCCACAGGTGTTACTGAAGCAACTCATACATCTGGTGAGATATACTCCTTAGTAACAGGTACAATCGCATTTGTTGGTTCTAACACCAACGCAAACATATACGTCTTTGGTCCTAACCCAGGAACTAAGTGGACTGTATCATCTTCTAACCCAGTATCAGGTGGTTCTACTACGGTTATTGGTTTAAGAGATGCTGCTGCAGGTGCTAAATTACAAATTGGTAAGGCAGCTACTTCCACAACCCCAACAGTTGACTTCCGTTCTTCTGGACAGTCTCCTGATTATGACGTTCAGTTCTACATTTCTGGTGGTAATACTAACAACGGAAATGGTACTTTAAGAATTAACACTGGTGATATTACCGTTAATGGTAACACTATGTGGCACGCTGGTAACGATGGTAGTTCATCTCAGCTCGATGCTCATTACTTAGATGGATTCACCCAGTCTACTGCTGCTAGTGGTAATACAATCGCACGTAGAGATGGATCTGGACACCTAACAGTTAATGACTTAACTGGTGACCAAGGTATCTTTAACAACACTGGTACTGCGATATTACAACTTGGTGGTGCTTCTGGTGTTGACTTAGGTAAGGCAACAACTAATGTTCTCTCTGTTAAAGGTAGAAACAGTAGTACTACTGGTTACATTCGCTTTGGTAATGATGGTAATTCCTTTGGTTATGACGGTACCAAACTTTCATACGCCAACGTATACTTCCGTAACAGTAGATTAGGTATTGGTGATGACAATCCTGGATCACCTCTTGAGGTCGTTGCTGAAGGTAACGCTAATTCTGCTACAGCATTCTGGGATTGTAGAGATGGTAGAGCAGGATACGGTAGAATCAC